TGTAACGCTGCTCGATCAGCCTGTCATAGATGCCAGCGCCCACTCCACCCTCGTCGATGCAGGTCATCTGGGGCTTGTAACGCTCGATGGCGTCGATGATATTACCCACGGAGCGCATCGTATCGTCCCCGGAGTGCCGTTCTATGGCAACGATGTCGCGCCCCTGGCGCACCACGATCACCGTGCTGTCCGAGCCGCTGCGTGCCGGGTCGATCCCCATGATGATGGGTGCTGACGGGTCGTTGTGCGCCTTACGGGTGAACGCCTGCATGACCAGCGTGGGCGAGATGAAGCTGCCCTCGTCGTCCAGCGGGAACTGACCGTACACCTCCACCCGTGCCTGGTACGAGTCCTCACCGAACTCAGCGATGATCTGCTCGTACATCGCCTTGTCGGTGCCCTCCACGCTCCTCGCGTCGATGTTGTCCGTGGTCCAGAAGTCCCGCTTCTTGCCAAAGCACTCGAAAAAGTACCCCGTGTTGCGCCGGGGGTTGCTGAACGCGAACCAGAACCGATTCGGCGTGTTCTCCGTGAAAAAGCCCCCCGCAACCGACCAGATGCCATCGGGAATCGACGCCGCCTCGTCAAATATCACGCACATCCCGAACATGTTGTGCGGCCCCGCGTACCCGTCCGGGTTCTCCGCCGACCACAGTTTGCCCTCTGCGGACCAGTACCGGGTGCCGATCTTGAGGTCACGCTCCACGATCTCGGTCAACCACGCTGCCGGGACCAACCTGGTGGCCGATGGCTCCCACCAGTGCGAGTTCGACGCCATCGTGGACCACTTCATCAACTCGGCCCATGTGACCGACCGTAGTTGGGCCTCGCTGTTGGCGCTGACGATCACGCTGGAGCCGATCCTCGTGGACAGCATCCACAGGATGATCCACCCCACCAGTGTGGACTTCCCAATTCCACGGCCCGAGGCTATCGCAAGCCTCATGGCGGCGAAGTCCACCTTGCCGTGGTTCGATGCCACATGCCGTCCAATCTGCACCAGCACCTTCTGCTGCCACTCACGGGGTCCGCTGAAGTGTTCCAGCGGTGTCCCCTGCACACCCCAGGGGAACACGGACATGACGAAGATCAATGGGTTGTTGCAGTACAGGGGTGATGTGATCTGCTCCAGCAGCTCCTGCTCCTGCTGCGGGGTCGATACCAGTGACTTAGCCATCAGGGTGCATCCTCGTCATCAAGGTCGGTGGGGTCGAGGGTGGGGTCGGTCGGTTGGTACGGATTGTCCACCTTGATCGTCGCATCCACGGGTGGCAGGAGGTTATTCAGCCTCTCCACCATCGCTATCCCCTGCTGCTCCCTGTCCTTCATCAACCCGACCAGCGAGATGCTCTGGTGGCCCGTCACGTCCACCTTGGTCGTGGTCGTGAACCGATCCTTGGCGTTGAACCCCATCATGAGCTTGCGTGCGTCCACCCGCAGCTTGGACCGCGCAACGTCCTCCATCGGGTCATCCTTGCCATCGGCTATCGGGATAAGGTCGTTGCTGATCAACTCCATCGCCACCTCATGGGAGCGCAGGTACGCACGATACCTCTGCGGGTCGTCCATGATCCACCTCATGAACCGGCCAGCGGACAGGGAGCGGTGATCGCTCTGGAGGAACTTGACGATGCTCGTGCCATCCGCGAGTGCTTCCATCGCTGGGTCGAATATCTTCTCGAACGTGTCCAGCATGTCCTGCTTGCGGAGGAGTGCCAGTTCCAGCGCGGAGATGGGTTGGGGTGGAGGGGACGGGTCGGGATCAGGGGTGAGTGCCTGTAACCATTGGGGAGTGGTGGTGGGTGCCTGCTGGGTCATACCACGATATTACACGGGTCTGTGCTTCTTGTGGAGCTGATGGGTGGGTGAGTGTAGTTTCGTGTTACGGTGCTTCTGGAATTTTTGAAAAATGAAAAAATTGTCTGTGGGTCCTTCCAGCCTCAGCGCGCCAGTCGCCGTGACCTGCCTACCCCCACCCCCACCCCTCTCGGAAATTCAAGGCAATCCAGGACGCTGCGAGCCCGAGCATCAAGGGCAAGCCAGGATGCCGCGAGTCCTGGTAGCTGCGACACCCAAGACACCCTGACACATATTGTCAATGTGACACTTATTGTCCTATTCAATGTGACACTTATTGTCACTTTGCCCTGGGATGTGTGTACCTAAGTATCCATTTGTCAATGTTATTTAGTTGGCACACATGTTGCATTGTTACTGGCGCAAACAACACGTAACCCCGAAGGAAACCTATCATGACTAAATCAGAATCCCGCGAAGCCCTTAAGCTGCAAGCTTGGAGCCGCTTCCCAAATCCCGATATTGGATTACTTGCACGTAGCTATTCAGCGCTGATCCGCGCAGCACGTACCACAAAAAGTCGCAACGAGATTATCACCTATGCGGCCGCAATCCCCGCGATTGTTCAACATCCTGAATTTATCGTCTGACCATACCCCGAAGGAAACCTATCATGAAACTGAACACATACCACATCGAAGTAACTGACACATTCGGCGGCGAGGCTAACTATTGCTGGAAACGTGAATACATGGTGCGTGCTCACACTATGCGCGGCGCTATTCAAGTCTTGGCACGTAAAGATGGTGCCGGATGGAGCAAGGTCTACGGAGATAACTTTGACAGCGCACGGTATGACCTGTCAGGCGCTTGCGTTTGTTGCTTCGTGACACCCACAGACCCAGGCGAATCCATTTATGCAGATGTTCCATTCATCAACTAAGGAAACCTATCATGAAGCAAACCGTCAACTTTTCCGCGTTCTGTGACGCATTCCATGCGTTCAAGCGGTACGACCAATTCGGATATACCGCGCTGCAAATTCTCTTTGACTACCTGGAAGATATGGAGCAGGACACCGGCGAGGAACTCGAACTCGATGTTATCTCATTGTGCTGTGACTACAGCGTTGATAGTGTCGCGGATATTGCATCCAACTACAACATTGACCTGTCGGGGTGTGAAGACGACGATGCGAAGTTCGACACCGTGATTGAGTATCTCCAGGATGAAACCCAAGTCTGTGGAGACCTCGAGGGTGAAGACGGTCACTACATTGTCTATTGCAGCGCATTCTAAAGGAGCAGACCGTGAAACCCAATATCGCCTATTTCAAGACATCACAGCAGGCGCATGACGCCATGCAGCCCTGGATTGACCAAGAATACCCCAACAGATTCCAAGATGCGCGAAGCATCACGCGAATCAAGATTGTGGAATTCACCAAAGGGTTTGCAATCCAGCTCGGAGACTGTGGACCATATCTCACTATCGAAGACATCTCGAAAGCATCATCATGAAAACCGACATCTTCTATGCAGCATGGAATCAGTCTTGGGGGAGGGGTGAACCATGGACGATCTAATCCTGACCGACTATTGGAAAACCATCATCATTGCGCGCAAGTGGGCGCGCATCGCACTGCAAAACAAACGATGTGGTATGCCCTGGCATGAGGCGGCGGCCAACAGTCATGATGCACTGCGCTACGCCCTGATGATCATCTCCTAACCCACACTCGAAAACATCATCATGAAATACACAATCCACGTTCCCGGTACTCGTTGCACGTTGACGTGCAACATTGAAAACGTGCCAAAGATTCAGACCAAGTTGACTAAGTGTACGGGTAAGCATCGTGCCGTCAAGATCAAGACTGCGGATAGTCGCGTGTTCCCACTGTATGGTACAGCAATGACCACGGCACGCTATGTCCAACGGTACTTCGAGTTAAACAATACGTTAACCCACTCATCCGATTACTTCGAACCCTTGTCCACAAGGCCACAGGAATGGCCCCAGGAGCCTCTGTATGAGGAGATTGAGGAGGATCAAGGGCTACCCTCCTATGACTCCGGAGCCTCTGAGAACCCTCCAACGTGGCTTACTGCAGGTGTTCCCCCTGAATGGATCAAGGACTGAGCGGAACCGCCGGAACCCGAGAGGGTTCCAGGTTCTGAGAATCGTCCAGTTGGGGCGCGAATTGTGGGCTTTTTAGGTCAATGTTACTGATGTTTAATGTTCTCAGCTTCTAACAATTTCACACCAACCATTGCCCAGGAATATATAGAAATGTCATTTCAATAATAGTTGAAATGACACCCATAAAATCCCAACCCAGACCCCAGCCACAATAGAAACCTTGCTATCATTTCCAGAGCACCCTGATTTTTATAGACATACCTAAACTCCAGTGGCTAGTGTGATTTCATTAGAACATGGTAACATAGACATCAGCGTAACAATCAACCTCAAAAAGACAATATGAAGACCCGCAAGCAACGCAAGGCAGATGAGTTCTTTGGTGTGAACGATCCAGGTAAGGTCATTGTTCACAAAGAGCGCATCAAGGGCCTTTGGTTCAATGATGTGA